CCGTTTCTCGTTGTGAGAATAACTTTCTTATTGGAAAGTTAGGTTCTGAACGGCGATCTCACCAACGTAGTCCGCAGCATTACCGAAAGATGACGCCGTGTTAGTTAACTCAATGTAACCATAACGAGTCATGAACGATACTACTGGTTCGAATGTTGATGGATCTAGTACAACACCACTGCTCATCAATGGAATGTATGGGCAGTAGAACGCGGCTGCGTCAGTTTCAGATGAACCCTTGTAGCCAACTAGGACTGGCTGAGTATCTGGAGAGTAAGAGTTTACAAATACTCTCATAGCACCGTTTAGAGTACCAACAAACTTAGTGTTAGTTGGCGCTTCGAATGTGCCTTCTGTTGTACGAGCGAACGCTGAAGTAGTAGCTGACTGTAGAACAGTTAGAACTGCTGGTGAAACAACAGCCCAGTTACCAGCACCACGACGAGTACGCTGTGCGATCAAGTTAGCAACACGGTTGATTAGAACAGCAAGAGCTGCGTGCTCATCACCAACGTATGTAGCAGTACCAGATACAGTTGCCTGGTTGTATGTGAACTCAGTTGATGCTAGAGTCGATAGAGACAATAGGATCTCTTGATCGATTTCAGCAGTGATTTCCTGAGCAAGTGCAGCCATGATTTCAGCTTCTACATCGATGCCATGCTGAGACTGAGCGTCTTGAGCGGCTTCGAATGTCCAGCGAGCTTGTAGCTTACGTGACTTGGCTTCAACAGCCTGACGTAGAATCTGAACACTGATCTGCTTACCACCATCACCTTCAAGTGAAGCTGTATCAGCACCTGTGTAAGCGTCAGAAGTTGTAGCTGACTGAGGTACACGAGAGTAAGCCTGTGCAATCTTGAATGGGCTTAATGCTTCCTCACCTGCTGTCACTGAAGTAGCGGCGGCAGAGTTGTCAGTTAGCGACTGAGCGTAACGTACACGTAGAGTGTGAATCTGACCAACAGGACCAGTCATTGGCTGAACACCGACTAGTTCGTTAGCGATTACAGTTGGCATAACTCGGCGAATAACAGGTAAGATTACACGGTTAAGTGTAGCAATGTTACCAGCAGTAGTTGTGCCAGCAGAAGCGGCTTCTGATAAAAGATGCTTCTTTGTGTTTTCTAGAATAACGTTCATGTTATTCTTTTTAGTTCCTTGTAAGCCTTCCAACAGGGCGTTTTTAGTGTCGTCCCAACGGCTTTCTAAAAGTACATTTGACATTATATTGGTCTCCTTTATATGTCGATCTTAAAGCCCTGCCAGACGCTTGATGTCAATCACGTTGTCTTTCGACGCTGGATCAACTTCTTCGTTTTTCTTGGCAGATTTATCACCAGTTGCTTCAGTAACAACTTTAGACTCAGTTAGCGCCGCCTTCTTAGAAGGTTTTGCTTCGTTAAGACTAACGTTGTTCAAAACAGCAGGTAAATACTTTTCAAATGCGTTCTCCAATCTATCTGTTTGAACGCTCTCAAGTAAAGCACTCATGACCTCTTTCTTCTCAGCGTTTAGAGGAGATAGTAACTTACCTAACTGCTCTTTACGTTGATTAGATTCTTTGATCATTCTTACTTCACGATCCTTGTTTTCTACAATCTTCATTGCTCTTGTCAATTTGATTGCAGCTTCTTCTAGTTGCTCATTCTTACGGTCTAGATCATTCATTAGATTACGAGTCTCAACCTTATCATTTAGATAAGATACTGAGAACTCACTAGCAAATGATTCAAAGATCTTACGACCGAAAGTATTTTCACGAGCAATTTGAATATCTTCTTTTAGCTGTGATAGTTCACTTTCTAGATGCTTCCCGATAGTAGCAGAAACTTTCTTTGAATTCTCTTTAACAAACTTACGCTTGAGAGTCTCCAACTGCTTCTTGCCTTCAGCAACTAACTTGACCTTAGCTTCAACAACTTCACGCCTATCTTGAGCAAATTCTTTGATTTCTCTAGCTAGGGCATGAGTGATGAATGACTCAAGTTTCTTCTGATTTTCCATCTGAAGTTTACGATCATTACGTAGCTCTTGGATTTCTTCGGCTAATTTGCTAACCATGAAATCGTTGAACTTTGTAGCATTCTCACGTAATTTAACTTGTGCCTTTACACGCTCTTCGTTCATTGCTTTTCTTTCTTCATGAAACTCTGAAATTTCTTCAGAAAGACTTTCGGACATCATCTTGTCAAGTGCTTCTACCATAACGCTACGATCATGTTCATAACGTTGCGCGAACTCTTCATGTAGTTCGGCACGTACTTGATTACGAGCTTCGTCTAACTTGGCTTCCCAGGCTTCATTGATTTGTTCACCTACCGCTTCGTTAATAACACCGCTCTCAAGTAATGGTTTAATAGCATCTAACATGCGATTCCCCTTTATCATTGTTCGATTCGTTTAGCTCCGAATCATTGAGCATTGTATCATAATGATACAAATTCTTTACTTATTAATCTTCAACTCTGTAATCAGTTTCTTGATTTCATCACCAAGATACTTCTGTGCCCTACGATCTTCCTTTACCGACTCAGCAATCTCTAAAACTTTATGACCATGCTTCATGTTCATTAACGATTCATAGATAGCCTTTGGATAAGCGTTTGGAGCAGAAGGTTGTGCTACGATGTCTACAGTAACGATTTCAAAGTCTGATACTTTACCATCAAAATCATTCACGTTACCACTACCACGACTACTAACACCTAATTTTACTCCTGATTGGAGCATCTTACTAACAAGTTCACCCATTGGCGTAGGTAAGATTTTCAACTTACCATAACCATTAGCACCGTCCATCCACATTTGAGTAATCATATGGGATACTCGGTCTAAGTTAATCTTCAAATCATCTGGGTGATCAACTTCACCCAACACAGAATAACCTGTACTGATTTGTTCGTTCAATGTATCTACAGCATTTTCAATTTCATTGACAGGGTAAACACGCTCATTGGCGTTTTTTACCCCACCCTGAATGAAAATACCTTTCATATACAGACTCTTATCTTCCGAGCCTGGTTCTTGAATTGATTCGACAACCATTTGTGCCGAATCAAATGTCAAGTTTTCTTTTAGATATAAAGCCACTCTTAGGCTCCTTTCTTATCGCTCTTCGATTGGGCTACGTGTGTTAGTGGACCCATCTTTAGTAGTAGCTTTTGGTGCCGCTGACAAACCTACCTTGTTCTTACCTGGTACGTTCTTGTAGTTAGCCGCTCCTGGTACATCTTTAGCACCTGGTGCTGGACGACCTTTCTCAACGTCATGACCAAACTTCTGTGGATGACTATCCATACCTGCTTGACCTGAGTTCTGAGGTACTGGGCTGTGAGTATTAGTGCCATTGTCACCGTGATGTACAGCAACCTTCTGAAGTTGGATGGCTTCTGCTAGTGCTTCGTCATCTTCTTCTTCGTCAGCTTCTTCGTCAGCCATTAGCTCTTCAAATTCAGCCATTAGTTCATCTAGCTTGTCTTCGATACGTACTACTGCATCTTCAACTTCGCCGTGATCTTCGTCGTCATGATCTTCGTCGCCCATTTCGACATCCATGTCCATTTCATCATCTTCCATGTCCATGTCTTCCATCATGCCAGCTTCTTCTGCTGATATTTCGTCCATTAGGTCGCCAACTTTGCCACCCATTTCATCCATCTCATGCATGTCTTCATCCATCTCATACATGTCTTCATCCATTTCATGCATTGATTCATGCTTACCATGGCGAGACTCATGCTTACCATGGCGAGACTCATGCTTCATTTCTTCCATTTCATGCATGTCTTCATCCATTTCATGCATTGATTCATGCTTACCATGGCGAGACTCATGCTTACCATGGCGAGACTCATGCTTACCATGACGAGACTCATGCTTACCATGACGAGACTCATGCTTCATTTCTTCCATAGACTCATCACAATCTGACTCGTGCATTTCTTCGTCCATGTTTTCCATCATTTCGTCTTCCATGTAAGACTCATAAATTTCACGAGACTTCTCTACGACGATTTCATGGAACAGTTCTTTAGCTTGTTCTGTGTTCTCATTAATGACTAGATTAATGAGCTTTTCGTATTTTTTAGCATCCATTGTTAATTCTCCTAGTAGAAATGGCTTTAATATAGTAGTATTTAGTGCATAGCACGGGAAAGTGTCGAATAAGGGCGTGTTTTTTGCACTTTTTCAACATTTTGTGAAATTTTTATTAAAGAGAAGGAGTACTGTCGCCTGAACCTTCTTCTTTGGGTCCGTATTGTGTTCTCACACGTTTTAGATAAAGTTCACTTTCATGATTTCTTACATCAATCATACGGCGCAATTTATTAATTTGACGAAGCGTTAACTTTGTTTTTCTAGATGTACGCCACACAGGTTTACTGTTATCATCTTCGATATTTTGATAACCAGGAATCGCTGGTTCAAATGGGCCTGTCATTTCAGATAAAAACATTTTTACTCTCCGTCAAATCTATTTATCATTTAGATTTGAAAAGCGTCACCAGCACCGCCTTCTGGAGCACCACCTTCAGCGGCACCTCCTCCAACAGGTCCAGCAACATCTACATCAACTTCTGTTTCGGTTTCAGCAGTTTCAATATCATCTGCCGTGGTTTGATCTGCTTCGAAGTCACCCGTAGAAATACCAATGTTTCTTAAATCTGATCCTGAACTATCTCTCTCAACTTCTTTTCTGTTCTCTTCTTCCCAAAGTTCTTCATTTCGCTTGATTTCTTCTTCAGTAAGACCCAAGAATCTTTCAAGTGCAAATCTCTTTGATACATATGGGAATGCTTCCATTGAGGCAAATGTGCTAACCCTAGCATTATCTAATTCACTCTGACGATAAGCGGCAAAGTTCTGTGGCGGATTGAATTCAATAGTAAACATTGATGTGTCAATATCAAATCCTCTCCATCTCAAGAACAACTTAAATTCTTCATCAAGTTTTTGACTCATGTAGTTCTGTAGTCGTTCACAATACTGATTGAATCTAAATTCCTGAATCATCGCTGTACCAACTCGACCATCATTCAATGGTGTTGTACTATCATCAGGTCCAGTTGGCAGATATGAACTGGGTACTCTCAATCCACGAGCCAATCGATTGTTGAAGTATTTTAAGTCATCAATCTCACCTAGATTTTGACCACCAGGCAATACCTCAATCGATGATCCACGACCTTCTGCCGTAACAGGGAAGAAGTAATCTTCATTCATTGATAATGGGTTGTAGGTAGCATCAACAATAGATTGTCCACCATAAATCGAAGGGATTCTTCTTTGGTGGATTTCATTCTTAACTCTCTCCACAAATGCCATTGCCATGTGTGATGGCATGTTACCCACATCAATCTTGAACATTCTACGTTCTGGAGCACGTTGAACACGATAAATCAAAATAGCATCTTCAAGTAGTTCTTTCTGTTTGTACACCTTAAAGATATTTTCTAGAATAGACTGTCCAAATGGCCAGAAACGATCCAATCCTTCAGTCAACGATACATGAACAATATGTTTAGCATCAATCGCTGATTCAGATTGTCCTAATGTAAACCGTGATCCTGATGTGTTGTATGGCATTGCTGGAACAGTGTATGGTGTATTTGTGCCACCACCTGTACCACCTAAACCTGTAGCTGGATTAGCGGCAAAGTCTGTGTTAGTTTTCTCTGCCACTGATAAATTCTGTAGATTAATATTCAAATCTTTGATAACGTACTGTTCTGGTAACTTACCTTCAGATTCATTTACGATAACCTTAATGACCTTGACCATATCAACCCAATACAACTTAAAGTTTTCTGGGTCTCGAACAAATACTTGATCTCCATATTTGATAACATTTCTAAAGATTTTGAATAGCCGAGTGTCAAACTCATTCAACGAGCACCATTGTTGCAACTGTTTAGTAATGATTTCTACTTCATGTGGTGTAGGATCATCTTTGTACTTGATAGCAAATGGTGTTTTATTGTGTTCGTTTTTTTGGGTAGAGAATTCTGATATAATATCCAGGCAGGCATTGATCTCAGCATCCACATCCATCATTTCATATTGGTTGTATCGCTCGATTCTATTAGGATGACCCGTATATACTTCTGGCAAACGGCTCATGTAGTTGTTGTATGCAAAGCTATCTAAACTATTATTAACATAACTATCTGCGTTCCAAGCACCAGTATTACTATTTCCTCCAGAGATTGGAGAAGCAACACCTGCTCTATTCATGAATTTCTTTTTATGGGCCATTTATCGTATTCTCTTCCTTAATAGTATTTAGCGTGTTTAACGGCTTCGTGTAAGTTTTTTATTAGCGAGGCGCTTGTAGTAATCAGCTTTGTTTTCACCAGATCTCATTCTGAAATCAGATTCACCATCCGTTGATTTAGTTGGAGTCATGATTTTATCCAACAACTGTTTCAGTGACGCTCGTTTTTTTCTATCATTCTCATCATCCTTGATATACTTTTTGGCGGCATCAATGATTTTCGCTTGTTCTTTTCTACTATCTATGTTATCATAGTTTTTTAGATATTTTTCTAGCTTTGTGTAACTATCGTCTTGTTTATCTTTAGTATCGTTTTCATTCAACAGTTCTGTTATTTTCATCCATTACACCTTAGTATGTATTTCTCAATATCTTAGCTTGTGTATCATTACCATCATCTAATGCGCTCACAACACTGTCTAGTTTAGATCCTAACGAGTTTATCATCATCTGTTGAGACTGTACTAGTTGTTCAAGAAGTGATGTGTCTTTAGATTGTTCTGTTGGGGCTGTATCTGTAGTAGCAACAGTAGACGCTTCTGTTTGTTGGACAACATCATCTACTAATTTATCGGTTGCATTTGGTATTGGACCATCTAGAGGAGAACTATCAACTAACATCTTAACAGAAGAATCTAGTTCTCGGAACCAATCACCTACGGCTCGTGCTCCCTCACGGAAATAATCTTTTGTTTCTATTATTTCGTCTCTAGACTGTGTTCTCGTAGAAAAATCTTTTTCATAGATTTCACCGTCAGGATTGTCTCCAGATACTAGTCGTTGATCATATCCAGATTTAGTTGCTAATCTTGCTACTTCACCTAATGCATCAATAGAATCTGTCCAAGTTTCAATTGATTTGAAACGTTTTTGTTCACCTGTTTCTTCATTGATCTCACTGCCAGATGTTAAACTTGTGCCAGCATCAATTGCTACACCATAAATTGAATTTAGAACATCTCTCTTTAGTGCATCTTCTGACTCGTATAAGTTGCCGCCAGATTGTTCATTTCTTTCTTTTTGTTCATTAAATACTGCTAGTTTAGACCAATCTTCATCGGTACCTTGTTCAAGAAGTTCTCTACGTCCTAGTACTGTACTAGTATCAAATTCACCTGCCAATCCTATACGAATGCTATCATAAATATCGTACATCAAGTCAAATGATTCTTTTAATTTTTCACTAACAATTCCACCAATTGAACCAGCAACATCTTTTAATGTATCAAATACCGAAACAATAGGAGCGGTAACAGTATCAAAAGCACTTCCCATTGTATCAGATATTGTTCCACCAATACCCGAGAAGGCATCTGTTACTGTTCCAGCTACTGTTTGTAATCCTTCAAAGGCTAATCTATGTGGTGTTGTGGCTACCTCAAAAGCAGTTCCCAGTACATCTGTTACAGTACCACCAAGACCCGACAATGAATCAATGATTGTTCCATCAATACCCGAGAAGGAATCTATTACTGTTCCAGCTACTGTTTGTAATCCTTCAAAGGCTAATCTATGTGGTGTTGTGGCTACATCAAAAGCAGTCCCCAGTACATCTGTTACAGTACCACCAATGCCAGATAATGAATCCGTTATTGATCCATCAATACCCGAGAAGGAATCTATTACTGTTCCAGCTACACTTTGTAATCCTTCAAAGGCTAATCTGTGTGGTGTTGTGGCTACCTCAAAAGCAGTTCCCAGTACATCTGTTACAGTACCACCAATACCAGATAATGAATCCGTTATTGTGCCACCAACACCTGAAAGGGCATCAAATGCAGCTCCTCCAGCACCAGATAGTGTGTCTCCTAGAGAAGAGAAAAACCCAGGACCCTCATCTTCTTTCTTGTCTTCTTTCTTATCATCATCTCCGCCACCACCTAACCACGATGGCAATTTTATGTCTGGTAAAATATCTGAGAAAGATAAATTAGAAAACCATTCAAACAGTGATTCAAATGCTGAAGTTACGGACTCAATTGGATCCTCCAACCATCCGAATGATTCTACCAAATCAGCCCAAGTTTCACTGTAAAAATTTTTAATCCCTTGTCCAAGGTTTTCAATCGGTTCTAATAGAAATTTCTCAAAATCATCATATGACTTCCTAAAACCTTCACTGAGACCAGCAGTGCTTTCTTTGAGGGCTGTAATTGGCGAAAGGAGGGCTTCAATAACGATTGATAGTCCAGAAAAAACAGTTCCCAATACTTTAATAATAGGAGTAAAAGCAAATTCTAATATATCAAATACTACACCAAGTAAATCTATTACAGGATTTAATACGGATACCAATACATCAAATACTGGTGTTAATATATCACCCACAACACGAATGACTGGCTGAATAACCCCATACAGTTTAGTAAAGATAGGTAATATCTTGGCACCAATTTCAGTTGCTATGGCATTAAATTCTTGTCTGAATGCCGCTTCAGCTAGAGATAATTCAGCTTGATTATCAACCTGTTTATCGGTAGCTTCTTGTAATTTTTTCTGTCTTCTTTCTTCAGCCGCAGTAATTTGTTCAGAAGTGGATTCTTGTCGGTTACCAAATGCTGCAAATTTATCTATTAATTCTTGAGTGAATCCCAATGATCTAAGTGTTGATTCATCCATGAATTGCAGAGATCCACCAAAGTCTTCCATTCTGGAACCAAGTTTTTCAAATACTAAGTCCTGTATTTTTCCGGCGGCTTCTTGACCATCTGCCGACTCTTCTTGAATTCTTGTAAGTTCGCCAGCCGAAATACCCAACTGAGCCAAAGCACTGTTTGTAGGGTCAATAGCACCAGTTCTAAGCGATTGAGAAATTTGTATTGCCAAGTCAGGACCAAGAATATTAGCCAGTTGTCCTTGTGCATCTTTTCGTTTTTCTATTTCCGCTCGAAGTGCGTCAGCTTCTTCTTGTCTACCTTGTGCTTCTAATCTTTGAACTTTCGCAATCTCTTGCTGAGTTTGTAATTTTTCACGAAGATCTCTTTGAACAACTTCTGCTTCTGCTCGTTGTTGTTCAGCAGTTAAACCAGTAATTTCTGATATGGTTGTTAATGATTCAGCATATTTTAATGATTCTTTCTGAATCTGTTTGTCTGTTTTTAATGCCTGTAAAGCCTGTAAACCTGATGCACTTTGTAAAGCACCATATTCACCTTGTAGCTCAACTAATCGTTCTTGTTCAACTCCCATTCTAGAGAATTGTCTACGAACATCATCCGATACATTTGCAATCTCTAAAAATCTAACAGATGCTTCTGCTGTATTACCACCTAAACCTAGTACATTTGGACCTAATCCTGATAAGACATCACCAAACTTTTTAATATCTGTACCAGAAAATTGGGCGGCCGCGGCCATTTCGCCCAATTGGGCTTGAGTAATTGGCAATACACCAGCAAATTTATTAAGCTGTACTCGGGTATCCGATATGGCTTGGTTAATTTCAAGACCCGCCGTAGCAAATACGGTTATTGCGGATACGGCTCGTCCTATAGCTCCCCCAACAATACCAAATTGGTCACCTAGTGCAACAGCGGCATCTCCTACATTTGTTAACCCACTACCATATTTGGCAAATCCTTTGTCCACGCCGGTAGCTGAATTACGTAGGTTGCTTCCAAACTGTTGCAAAGATCCGATGGCCTTTGAGTACGCGGCATTGGATTTAGCGATTTTTTTCGCAGCTTCTTCTTCTGCTTCTGTTCTTTTATCAACAGCAGATGTGTTTTCATTTAGTGATTTAGTGCTCTGATTTGTCGCTGCAGTTGATTGATCTTCGGCTTGTGCTGATTTTTTAGATGACTTGGCTGCACCATCCAACGATGATGATAAACTAGATGCAGCAGAGTTGAGCGCGGATGCTAACTCGTCTAATCTACTCTGAATTTCATCGATGTTAATATCATCAGCCATTTTTTATTTTACCATAATCTACACATAATAAATATGCACATAGTATTTATCACTTAAAAGGTACCCAAAAATGAATGATATTCAAAATAATAACCCACTAAAACAGTATTTCAGACGACCGGGCGTATACTTAACACTTCCAAGTAAAGGAAAATTCTACGATGAAGGTGTTATTGATATGCCAGAAAACGGTGAACTACCTGTTTATCCAATGACTGCCATCGACGAAATTACTTCTCGTACACCCGATGCCCTCGTCAATGGAGTTGCTGTGGTTGAACTTATCAAGAGTTGTATACCAAATATTAAAGATCCATGGTTAATCAATAGTATTGATCTAGATGCCATTCTCATTGCTATCAAATCAGCAAGTGGTGATGGTTCAATGGAAGTAGAATCAGACTGTCCAAACTGCCAAACAGTTACTAAGTATGATATTGAATTAATGAATATATTAGCAGGATTTAGTGAACCCAACTATTCAGCACCATTTACTGTTAATGAATTAAAAATTTACTTCAGACCATTGTCATATAGAGAAATTCAAGCAGTAGCAGAAAAACAGTTCAATCTACAACGTCAATATGCTAATCTACAAAACATTGAAGATACAGAAGAACGTGTTAGGCAAACTAATGTAGCAGTTCAAACTATTACTCAATTAACAATGGGAATCATTGCTGAAACTGTTGAATATATTGAAACCCCAACGGCAAGAGTTGATGAAAGAGAATATATTCTAGACTTTATCTCTAACTGTGACAAGAAGACATTTGAAGCTATTAAAGATCACCAAGCATCATTGAAAGGTAGTTCTGAAATAAAGCCTTTAGATATTAACTGTCCAGAATGCCAACACTCATATAACCAATCAATCACATTGAACCCATCCGATTTTTTCGGATGAGGCTTCTTCATTCAACACCCGAAGACATTAAACAAATGATCGAAGCCTTTGATAATGACATTCGGGCTATCCGTAAAAACGCTGCGCAAATGAGTTGGTATATGAGAGGTGGAGTATCATACGAAGACGTATTGAATATGTCTTCAACAGAACGAACTATTCTCAAAGAAATTATTGATGATAACCTAGAAACCACTAAAGAATCAAAACTTCCATTCTTTTAATCTTTAAGGGATGGACTTTTCGTCCATCCAAGTTTTTCGCTGTCGCTCAAACTTATTTTTTTTATCTTTTGTTTTTAATACACTTTCCGCTTCTTTGATGCATAGTAAGGCTTTTTTAGCCTTACTACCATCTGAAACTTTCCGTCTCGTCAGCATTGTCTTTCCCCGATAGACTGGTAGTTACCGCCTATCGCCACCGGTCACGCTGTAAGGTTTGCTGGGCTGTAAGGATGAAATCAATCCTCGTGAAGATCGATAAATCATCAGTGACGCATGTCCTATATCCTCAATCGACAAAGTTGGATATAGACTCATTCTAGGTTTGTCATACTATAGTCAAGAGCCTAGTCGGTGTTCCTGTTACTCCAGATCCGTCAGCGATGTTTCACGCTTCCTCAAGGAGGACTTCAAAGTCATAATCAAATTGTAAGGGTTCTGTGTGAGTTTTTTAGTTTGTGTTTAGTGTAATAATAGTGTCAGATGAATGTGCCTGAGTTGAGCCTGAATATTGTCTAAATAAATCTTTATTTTGTTTGAAGAATTCATCAAATTCAATCATAAGCCAGTCACCTACTTCAGGTGAACTGTAATATACAAAGGTATCAGCTATCCACGTTAGTTTCGCTTCTACCGCTACATATCTTCCCTTACGATTAAACTTCATAAAAAGGATGTTGCAGTCATCCTTGTCTGCAACATCCATAAGTTGGCTAATCCAAGTGTTAAGTGTTTTACAACTGCCAGTTAATAACTGATGGAAAGGAAAATCCGCATAACTCTTACATTCGCCATTGAAGCCCGAGAAACTTTCTCCCGGGACGATATCACCCTTAAAACTCCGAATCTGCCCTTCATGAAGAAATTCAGTACGTCTCTGATTTTGTCCTCCAACATAGGCTCCGCTCCCTGGTGCCCTGATGAAAGATTCTTCATAAAGTTCTGAAAGAAAGTTGGCGACTTCTCTTTCAAATGCTGATCCTTTTGCTTTTTGTGGTGATGTCATACTAATAGTTATCAATGATAATACACTCCGAAATTTTTTTTATTAACCCATTTCAGTGGCAATATCATATGTGGTAAAACCTTGTTCCTTATATACTTTCAGAATACTATTCACACGACTTGCTAAATCATCTTTGTGACTTACAAGCCAAATAGATTTCTGTCTCGAACGATTGATATCCTTCAATACCGCTAGTGAATTCTCAACACCAATCGAATCCGTTCCATTGTCCAATACTTCATCAATAAACATAACATTGATAGGACAATACAAATTCTCCCATACATCTCTAAATGCCCATGACAAAGCCAATATGACACGATTCATTTCACCTCGTGATAGATTATGGAAATCTAGTTCACGACCAAGTTCTGTAATCTCAACTGATAAATCATTCTTGAAGATAACAGTATGTGGCAATCCCAACTTGTCTAGATAATGTGTCAACCTAGAATTCAAATAAGCCAAATTCTGATCAATAATCTTCTTACGAACAAATGAATCTTTACTTGTCAATATGTCTAATAAAAACTTCAAATGATCACCATAATGGGTCAATTGATTAATCTTATCAAAACTGATTTCTTGTAATGCTTCTGATTCCATATCTTTTACTTGATCAACATACGGATCAGTTTCTTCAGATTTAGATTCAATCTGTTTCAATAATGATTCAATCGTACTACGATGTTCAATCGCTTCAGTCTCAGTATCATACACTGTCACTGGCGCTGAACCAATGTCACCTACATCTTCCAGTTCTTCAATCTGTTCAAGATATGGTGATTTCTCTTCACGCTTTTGATCAATAGCTGACATCAATGATTCTAGTTCCGAACTATGACGATATGCCTCTTCTTCTGTGGCATAATGAGTCTTTGGGATTTTACCCAAAAGTTCTAAATCGTTTTTATTTTTTTCTAGGTCATTTGCAGTTTGGGCAAGATCATTATTGGCACTTGACAATAAATCTCTTTTCGATGCCAATACCTTATCATGATTTTCATCATGGAAATCTTGCCCACAAGCATAACACTTATTTTCTTCCAATGTCGCTATCTCTTTGGATAACTTATCAACCAATGTTTCTTCTTTTTTCAATGAAGATTCTAATGTCTTTATTGATTTCTTTAGTTGATCAGATAATACTTTATCCTTGTGTGCTTTGATTTCAACATCAATATCAATGTGACTCTTTTTATCATGTTCTGTTTGAAGCATGACAATATCTTTATCTCGCTTCTGAGACCATGATGTTTCTCTAGCTAATAATGAATCACGACTATCTTTCAGTCGTTTCTTTTCTTGCCATTCTGATAATTCTTTATGTGCCAGAATCTCAGCATCAATATCAATCTTTGCTAATGTTTTGTAATCTTCAGATAGTTTATTCAAATCTTCTTTATGTTTTACATTCCAAAGATTCTGTCTACGTTTCAATGAATCAATCTGATCTTGTACACGTTTATTCGCTTCTTCAATCGCTTTGATTCTAAATTCTTCTTGTTGAATATCATCCTTGTTCAAACGAATCTTTTCTTTGATGACTTCCGCTTTCTCTGACAATAATGTAATACCCAACAACTGTTCAATAATCATTCGCTGATCATTTGATCTCATTGCCAAGAATGGTTCAGAATACGTATTCAATGCTACAATATGTTTGAACATATCTTGAGACATACCAATTGTCTGTTCAATGACAGTTTGAGTTTGTCTCATTTCACCTTGAGCAGAATTCTGTGATTCCTCTAGTTCATTGTCGTTCATGTAAAACTTCAGAACATTGGGTTTACGACCACGTTCAATACGATAGTCAACACCATTGACACTAAAGTCAAGTGTGACCAACATATGTTTTCCATTTGTACGATTAACCAAATTATCTTTTCGAATATTGTTTAGTGGAGTACCATACAATGCATATGATAAACCTTGAATAAGAGTTGTTTTACCAGTACCATTACGAGCACCGTTTTCACCCATATCCAAGTTCTCACCAATAATAAGAGTTAGTTGTTTACTATCAAAGTTAACACCTTGAGTTACTGCTCCAATAGACAAAAAGTTTTTTAATGTAATATTTTTAAGTTGAATCATAGCTTACTGTAAATCTCCAGTAGTAGTTTAGGATCATAGAAGTCACTTTCAATTGCCTTTAATTGTTCTAAAATGATTTGATCAACACTTTCGAACTTCACCTCACCTGGCGCCAAATCTTCGCCAACCTGATTTAGTTTAGTTGGGATCAATGACATCTCTCGTAGTTGATGATCAGGAATCAATGTTTCTCTGATAAAATTAGCCTCTTCATAGGATATTTCAATATCTAGATGTACTCTAACAGAAGATCGAGGTAATAGCAAACCTTTTGGGTTATCTAATATTTCACTCAGTTTGTACACTCTGAACAATGGTTGATCAGGCCATGAATGAAATACTGGTTCTTCGCCCCATTCTAATATTGTCATACCACGGGCATCATCACCAGCGTCAGCATAGTTATGTGGAAATGCATTACCAATGTACCAAACATTTTGTTTGGCTTGTCGTTTATGGAAATGACCAGAAAATGCTTTATCAAATCCAGCCAAATCACCTGTTGCTATTTCTCCATGATCTGGCATCATTACTTGAGCATTCATGTAAAAGTTAGGTAACTCCAGATGACCAAAAAGATACTTACCAGAAAGTTTTTTCATTTTTTTATGATCATCGCCAACTAGCCATGGGACAATAGTAACATCACCATCACTAAAAAAGTCATTGACAATTTGAACATTAGGTAAATGAGTTGCCCATTCTACTGAATGAACATCACGCCGATCGCGATAATAGAGATCGTGATTGCCTGGAATAAAGTAGACACGATCAAAGTTATCGTTTAGTTTTTCTAATGCTCGTAAACTAAATTGTAGAGTATGGACATTGATTGAAGCACGATGATGATTCCAATCACCTAAAAAGAAACATGTTTCACAATTTTCTTCTTTTGCTGTTTTGATAAACCAATCCACAAAATCTGAACAATCAGCGTTGTGTTGAAGGCTATTTCCCTTGAGACCAAAATGAATATCAGTAAAAATAGCCGCTTTCTTGAATAAATTAGACATAGTTCTCCCTTCTATGACCAGTATTATATCAGATTAAAAGATGAATGTCAAGCTATTGATCACCCGAAAAGTCCATTTCTGACATTTGTCTTGTCAAAGATGGGTTGAGACCAGCGTGTTCCAATAAATCATCACGAATATTTTGAACACGTTTTTCAGTATTCAATACTCGACAGAATGAATTAGTAATCGCCGCTGTGTAATAAGCAAATGGATTTTGTGATTTTGCTTCGTTGAATCGTAATCCAACATAGGTAAGTTGAAGAATTGCCGCCCCTTGCATTTCATCATTATATGTGTAACCACGCCAGTTAAACTTCATGGCATATTTTTGGCATAACATCATATACATATGGGC